CCGACTTTCAAATCAGAATCTTGGGTTGACATCATGGACCGTGAAGGGGTTTGGGAATCCAAGATTGAGAGCGTTGTGAAGAAAACCTTAGCACCTCTCATGGCGGATTTTCGGAATGTCCGGGGCCAATCGTCCCCGATATCCCCGGAGGAATATTCGTTAGCGAATTCTTCCGATATATCGGAGACTCTGGATTCAGGTTTCATTCCGTTCCAAGCCTTGACAGCCCCACAGCTCAAGCTGGCCAAAAACTGGTTGAAGCAAAATTCATCGAAAACTGGGAGGGGATCGTTAGGAAATACGGCGCCCCAAAATTTGGGAGCTGTGCCGAAGCGGTCTCGCTCAAAGCGCATGAGAAGTTCCTCAGGGGGAAGTCGGAGCCGCCGCTCGCGGTTCAACGAGCAGCAGTCGACCGCCTCCTCTGGCGCTATAGGTTTTCCAGTTCGCGATTAGGGTATGATTGGGCTTCGGGAGACAAGATTGATAAGGCAATTGATAACCTAGACCGAACGTCATCACCAGGAGTACCATTCACATCTTATCCTACTATCGGTGATTTGGTGGATCGTGCGAGGCCCTTGTTAAAACAGTTAGTTCTTGCAAGGCTCGCAGGTGCCAAACCTTTTCCGATTAGGTTATTTGTGAAACCTGAGTGGCACAAGAAGACTAAGCTCGAGGAAGGACGATATCGCTTGATATGGCATGTTTCAGTTGTAGATCAAGTAATAGATCGTTTGTTAGTCGGGGATTATTACGATTCCGAAAATTCCAACTGGTGGCGTCAACCGGGTAAGGTAGGATGGTCCCCTCTTAAAGGAGGGTATTTAATCATTCCACCTGGATCTGGTATTGACGTGTCAGGATGGGATTGGAGTGTAAGACCCTGGATGATAAACATGTATCTTGCTTTCCTGAAAGCCCAAATTGATATGTGCCCCTCCGCTAGTAGTACTCTCGAGAAGCGATTCCGAGAGCTCTACGGCAGGGGGACGCAGTTTCAATTGAGTGATGGTTCGCTTTTTGAGCAAGTTGAAGGTGGCATTCAGAAGTCGGGGTCTCTTTTCACCCTCAATGGAAACACTATTATTGGGTTATTACTTCAAGAATGTGCTTCCTTGATTCTGGAAGAAGATCACGATTCGATTGCTCTTGGGGATGACGTTATCAGCTCGACGATGTCCTCAGAACGTCTCCGGCTTCTTAATACTTGGGTGGGTATTAAGGGGATCGAGGAGAATGAATTCTGTGGAATGATCTATGGGGAGTCTTTAGAGCCAGCTTAT